AGCATATTCAAATCTCGGTGTAATGAACATTCCGAAAAACGGCACTTTTGTATTTGTTGTTGATATACTAAATCTACAACCAGATAAAAAGTCCATCATACTTTCCATCGTGTATGTTCCTGCAAGCACCATTGGTTTATCGTTATCAAAAACTTTGAATACAGTTGGATCCAAATCAAAGTCCGGAAGAAATGTATCACTAAAAGTTTTACGAGAAACATTCGCGTGTTCTGCCAATATCTTTACATGATTGAAATAATTTTCGGGTGAGTATGTATTTCCAATATGAACCAATTTCTTACCAGACAAGTCTCTAAGTCCCATCTTATTCATCGTTTCTACTATTGGTTTGAAGTTCCCATGACCTTTGAATTTTGCATAGTAAGCACATTCTGAAATGTATGGTAATTCTTTTTTGTCCAACCATGATTTTTCAATCCATTTGTCATAAATACTCATGTCAATATAACCACCGACTTGAAAAGTATAGTTGGAAGTTCCTCTCATTCCAATATATTCTTTCAAGGCATCTACAAAGAACGGAGTGTATGTTAAGTAGTAATCACTATACTTTATGAATGCCGGAACACAAATGGTATTGAAGTGCATGCCTTCATACGGATATATCTCGTGGTCAAAGAATGCAGTTATAGTATTCAACTGACAATACATCTTTGCCAATTCAATCAGTCTTTCTCTATGTTCTGGTTTTCTTTTTTGAATACCATCAACATCGTAGATAAATTTGTTGAGGTTCAAAACAACAATATCATAACCTTCCAATTTATCTTTCAATTCAGCTATTTCCATTTCGGAAATATCTATACAGTTCTGATATTCAGATTTGAAATTGTTTGTTTCACTTGGGTTAAAATAAAAAGTATCAACACTATCAAGTGATGATATATTTTTAGTGAATGTATGTATGCCCCTATAAACTGATAGGTCAATGATTGCCAATTGAGCTATTTTCACGAAACACCTAAACTTCCGGTTAAATGATTAAGAATTAGTTTTTCTACCAACCCACTCAACTTATATCCATTATCACTACAATAATTTACCAATTCTTCTTTGAGTTGATTACGTATTTGAATACTGGAGTATTTTGATTTTGCGTTCACAACATTCTCGAATGATTAAACATATACATATAAATATGTACTAATTTTAGAAAACATTAGAAAATAGTAGATTTATTTTTAGAACGGTAAAGTATTTCTTTGTTCTTTCGGACAGAGTTCTTCGTTTTTATTAAACTCACAGTATTTACAATTTGAATAATCACGTCCTGCATCTGGCGTTTGTATAACATCCAAACGATACTCACCTTCTTCCGTAAAGTTTGTTGTGATAAACTCTGCAATTTCTTTCTTGATATTGTTCTGTGAAACTTTGCCGTTGGATGGTTCAAATCTTTGAACTCTTTGTTTCATCGCTTCATACTCAGCGTTTTCCATTATTTTACGCCGAAGAATTAAATACTCAATGTGTATTTGTTCCGGACTAACACCATATTGTTTTGCATAATATGTTTTGTAGAGTATCAACTGTGAAGTTTTTACTTTATCCGTCTTTGCATATTTGTTCCAACCATTCGTGCTAGTTTTGAAATCATATATGTATATGTCTCCTGTTTTGGTATTCTTAATTACCAAATCAAGAAACCCAACTAACTTTACTGTTGGGTGAGTTTCAAGTGGAACTATGTTTATCGGAACTTCTATACCAACCAATTCATAATCTTTCTTTTGAAAGAAGTCTGCACGATGTGCCTTAAACCATTGAATAATTTGAACACCATCGGAATAGTATTCTTTCAACTCTTTATCATTTGAGAAATGAATACCCTTTGCTTCTTCGAGAAGTTTTTTATATTCACTACGAATGCCCGTGTGTAACATTTCATCAAGGTCAAGTTTATTTGCCTCAACGATTGATTTCTCATAAATGTTTTTTACATATTCTTGCAATACCTCATGCATAACCGTTCCAAAAAGAGCAGCGGTTGATGGTTGATACGTATAGTGTTTATCTATGTAATTCAGTTTCCATCTATGAGGACAGACTTTCCACATTTGATATTGTGAGAAAGATACTTTTCTGTTGGCCATTATTTACCCCACTTGCCAGACTGAACAAGTTGTGTGATAATACCATATACTGAAATATCTTTGAATGTATCATCAAGACTTTCACCAACTGCATCTTTTGATCCAAACATAATCATTTGTTTGTAACGGTTTATTTTATCGTTCAATCTAAAAAACAAACCTTGTAGGGAAAGTTTGCGGTCTTCTTCTCGTTCAAGAGAACTACCCATTGATATATTGTCTGGACCATAGTTACTCTGTTTTGCACAAAACAATTCATATTGTGCCTGTTGAATACGCTTAAACTCAGCAGTCATAACAGGAAATTTCTTTTCCATTTCTGTGACAACTTCTGATTGTTTTATACCCAAATCTCTTTCGGTGATTGCCATTTTAGTATTCCTCATTTTACAGTCTTTAATTGTTTTTCAAATTTTTTAATATCTGCTTCAGATGTTCCATACTGTTTTAGTATACCAATCAATTCATCTGGATTTTCTTTTGCCAGATATTTGATATACCCATAGACTTCGTTCCTTCCCAATTCATAATGGTTGCAGAATACTGATACCATTTCTGGTTCAATATCTATTTTGTTTTTACCTTTTATGTATTTGAGAAAGAACGATTTTTTTGGGAGGACATCATGTAAAAGTTTATAGTAATCCTTTGAAGATAGTATTCCATTTGAATATGTTTGAAACTCATTTATAGCTTCAACAAATTCAGGTTCCATTGAAAAGAAACGAGCAATCATATAGTTGCTCCATGATTTAGTATCTTCTTCTGAAAGGTCTTCCCATTTCGTTTTACGAATAGTGACACCTTTAATATGATCAAATAAACTTTTTGCAGCCATGATAATCCTTAATCATTAAGTTGTTGTCTTTTGCTTGGTAAAAATTCATCATTGATGTTACCACATTCCAAACACGCATAAGTTGGAATTGGTAAAATACCTTCTTGTCCAGTTGGTGAAAGAAGTGCAGAAATCTTTTTGAAGAATGTTACTTCGTGGAAAAACTTACCACCACATTTTGAACATTCAATATCAGTTGCCTGATTTAAGTCTACATTTACTTGTTGTTGCTGTTGTGGTATTTCTCCACCACCGTTAATGTCATACACACTCATTGTTACCTCCGTTGGTCAATTTCCATAATAATTTGAATAAACATAGCCATGGCATTTATTTCATGGTCTACAACAAAACTGTCTTTGTATTGTGCTTCTGCAATTATCAAGATGATAGTTGAAACAAAACCATTGGCGAATGTATCAACATTATCATACAGATAACGAAACATCTGATTAAAGTCTCTAACATGATTATCAGCAAGTAACTGACGAATACCATCAAACTTTTCTTTTTTGTTCTTACTTGATTTGAGAATATCAACAATAGAAGAAAGATAATTGTGTTCTACTAAAGTTGTTTCATCCAATTTCAAAACACCACCGATAACACATCTTTGAGTTGTGTTAATCACACGGCGAATATCTGGATAAGATTGATTGATAATTGTTACAAGACTATCTTTCTCATACTTTACATTTTCACCATCAAGAATTTTTACAAGGTGTGAAGCAACTTCTTTCTTCGATGGCGGAACTATATTGAATATCTGACAACGAGACTGGATAGGATCGATAATCTTATCTACATAGTTACAAGTCAAAATGAAACGAGTAGTCTTACTGAATGTTTCAATCACATTACGAAGTGCCGCCTGCGCATTCGGTGTCATGTAATCACATTCATCAAGGATAATCAATTTCAATCCACCGAAACCAATCGAAGAAGCAAACTGTTTGATTTTATCACGAACCGTATCTACGGAGTTTTCATCAGATGCGTTGATATAAATGTAGTTATCTTTTGCAATAGTATTTGCAACAATCTTGGCAAGTGTGGTTTTACCACTACCAGCATCGCCATAAAGTAGTAAGTGAGGAACATCGTTTGTGTCAATATATTGTTGAAAGGTTGCCTTTACAGTATCGTTGCCAACATAAGTGTCAAGTGTCTGTGGACGATACTTTTCATTCCAAATTGTGTGTGAGGGGTTAAACATAACATACCTTAATGTTTGATAAATTCATATACCAATATACAAAATTTTTAGATAAGAACCAAATTATTTTTGAAAAACAAAGATTGGCTCTCTTTTATATCCCGCACCCATGACGGCAGATAGTATCAGTTGTAGGGTATCGGTGTGAGTAAAGCCAACTAAGTTGGCATACTTTATAGTCATTTCTTCGAGGTCTTTATACTTTGG